TTACACAATGGCCATTTGTTCAAAAGTCTTGATGGCATTCTTTGTATCCTCTTCCCTGAGCTCTTTAATAACATGAGCGTAATGGCGGAGGGTAGTGTCAATATTGGCATGGCCTAGTCTTTCCGATACATAATAAATCGAAATTTTTCTATAGAGCAGTACACTGGCATGTGTGTGCCTTAGTCCGTGAACAGTAATAGGCTGAATGCCCAGGGCATTCAAGGTATTGCGAAGCAGCTTATTAACCAATTCATTAGTTAATACTTTTTTGTTGTTGTGTGGACTGAAGAACACTAGGTTATGGATGTTCGGCGGACTATTTCTGAACAACTCTTTAAAGGTGTCCATTGTTATATTGTCTATTTTAATTGTCCGATTCGATGGATCATTCTTCGTCTTATCAAATCCATTGCCGGTCTTATAATCCCAGGTCTTATTAATTGTGATTTGGTTGTTCTTAAAGTCGAAATCTTTTCGGGTCAATCCAACCATCTCAGCAAACCGCATTCCTGAGGTCAATCCAAGCAGCAATAAATAATATCCCAAGCTTCTATCCAGTTTTTTATAAAGTTCATTCATCAAGATCTTGCTTTCCTGGAAGCTCAAATGCTTCTCTTCCGGTCGTTTAGATTCAACGCTACCTGTAATAACAGCCCCTCGAGTGAAATCCACACGGATAATACCTTCATCGATTGCTTCTTTCACACAGGCCCGAATATGGATATTTAGTTTCCTGGTTGTTTCCTTAGCGTGATTTTCCCCATAAGAGTTCAGGAATGCTTGATATTCGCGTTTTGTAATCTCCTGAATGGTCTTACCGCCAAAATGGCTTATAACTGTCTGTAGTGTGTCCTGGTATCGTTTCAAGGTTACCGGGCTTACATCGGATTTATAAACTCTTATCCACTCTCTAAAGTATTCATCGAATGATTCCTTTTTAAAGTGCGGGGTAATTCCTTTCTGGAGATCTGTCTCAACTTCTGCAGCTGCAACCATCGCCTCTTTTTTGGTACGGAATCCACCTTTCCTAATTGGCTTGGATTTGCCTTGTACCATTCGACTGACTGTGTACTGCCATGTGCTCCCTCTTTTAGTGAAGCTCGCCATTTAGACTCACTCCCTTCAAAATGACTTATATTTCATAAATTGTTGGGGAATACCAAAGAATCTGGCTATTTGGTCGATGTTATATCCAGCGCGCATGCAGTCGTATAAAGTTTGGTCATTGACTAGAAGTTCGACGGCAAAGGTGTTAGCTTCTTTTTCTAATTTATCAGCAGTGAATAATGTATATCTGCTCAAATAAGCTGTATTCTGTTTAGTATGAAATATGGCATGTCCAAGTTCATGGGCGCAGACAAATTTCTGAAGGATTTCATTAAGCTTATTGTTTATATGTATAGATTGAACTCTTCTGTAGTAATGATAGTATCCATAAATCTCTTCTAGATCCTCAAATACCAAGTGAATACCACGTTCTTCTGCTATCTTAAAAGGATCGTTCGATCCGTGCTTCGAAATTAATTTTTGCGCCGCGGCCTTAATACCGTCCATCAATATCACCTCCTAGTCTCTATATTTTTTAGGTGTGAATTTCTTTTTGGATATTTCGCGGGCTAACAGCATGGATCTCTCAAGTGAATCCTTTAATACCATTTTTGTGGCCTCATCAAGAGGTTCACCATCAAAAGCAGCAAAACCGTTGCTGTCACTCAAACCCTCTAACATTTTTTCTAATTCTTTTGCGACATCTAATTTATCTTTTTCAGTAAGTTTGTAATATGGTTTCTTTTCTTCCTGAGATTCCACCAGGTGTTTTTCTACATCGTGTCCCATCAACCAGACAGGATTTATATTAAATTCTCTAGCAATTACATCTATTGTGGTTAACTTAGGAGCCATTTTTCCGGTTGAGTACCTTGATATGGTTGCTGGAGAAAGACTGATTTTCTCAGCAAGTGTATACATTGTTTCGTTATTATCCTTCATGACTTCTCTTAGGCGCTCAGAGAAAACTTGTTTATCTATGTGTTTATCCGACATCTCATTTTCCACTCCTTTGGCTAATATTATAGTTTCGTTTGTTACAAAACGCAATAACAAACAATAAAAATTAATAGTTTTTGTTTCGAAACGTATTGACTTTGATTTTTTAGGGGTGTATTCTGTTGTTACGAAACGCAATATTGGTAGTGGAGGTGACAACAATGAACACACCTAAGAAAAGAAAGTATCACGAGTTGAAAGCTCTTAAGGGGAGGATTAGAGAAAGCGACTCTAACTACCGGGAATTAGCCAGAAGGGTTGGAATGAGCCCTACAACTCTCAGTGATAAGATTAATGGTTATTCAGTATTTGACACGGAGGAAGTAAACCGTATTGTTCGTGAGCTGCATATAGATCCTCACGAAATAATCAAGTTTTTTTTTCCTCACATGTTGCGTAACGCAACTAAGATTGTTGCGAATTAAGAACTGAGGAGGGTTATAGTGTGCAGCAACAATTAGAAGTGAATTTATCAATCCCCATTCCTACAGATTCAATCCTAATAAAGAAAGTAGAGCTTGAGCAGTTAAAAAAAAATGAGCTCACAGGGGTCTACTGGAACATGAAGGATCTTGAAGAAAGAACTAAACGGAAAAGCGAGTGGATCAAGGAGAACATTTTATTTCCATCCAAGTTCAGAAGATTACTTGATGCAGAGCACGGAGGGTTTGTTTATTACCCAAAATCTAAAGGGCAGACATGGGTGTTTCAAGCGAGTAAAATGGCTGCCTTCTTGGATAAGCACTTTCAATCAATATTTTCTTAACAAGGAGGCCAGTTAAATGGAAAAGGATAAACTCGCACGCCTTGCATTCTACACTAGAAAGGTTACAGAGAGGATGTCCCATCCTCGCACAAAGAAGCTGCCGCGGGCATACACATTCAGGAGCCAGCGCTTGTTGGCTTATAAGAAGCGGATGAATATGTTGATTGTGGATGGTGAACTACCGGCATGCCCACAAGAGAACAGGTAAACAAAGAGAAGGAAATCATCCACAAACTGTACCTGCAAGGCAAACCATATAGAGAAATCGCCGCAGAAATGGGGAAGCCATATCATCTTATTTTTGAACGCATTAACAGGTACAAGACAAAAGATCCTGCAATGTGGCCAACGGTGAAGAAAAAGAAAAAGACCACTTTAATCCAGGTCAAGGTAAGGGTCCACCGATGCTGCAAGTGTCATCTGATATTTACTACTGAGAAAGACGAGGAGCTAGAGAAGGATGTCACTTGTCCAGTCTGCTGGGAGAATGAACACCTCCAAAGCTTAGGGAATAACACCATCTACTTAGAAGAAAGTGCTCTTACAATTTTGTGAAAGTGGCTGAACAAGCCTTCTCTTTTGCACACTTGGCGAAATTTGAGGAAAGAAAATTGGAATACAAGGAGGAAATCAAATGTCAGAACAAAAAAAGTCAGCCCCTGGTGCAACAGAGGCTGACCGTCAAAATGCCATAAAACAATTTGAGGATGCAATTAAAGAGAACAATTTAAATTCTAAGAATGCAACATCCCTATTCAGAGAAGCGAGATGGAATATTTTTAACGAATCCTATCCCACTCGTACAGATCTGTAGGAGCATCCGAGAGCTGTCCGTCAAGTTTGTCCCATTCATAACAACCAGTAGCATGGCAATAAACATCATCAGCTGCGGCAACAGCTGACTGGTAATGGCCATATACAGTGTCGTTAATTATTAAGGCAAATTTATTCACTCTCTTATCCGCAACAATTGCCATAGGTCCAATAGGGCTATCATATCTATACATTTTTCCACCTCCTTCCAAAATTAATTATACAGGAAGGAATAACCAAAGGAGGTTAATAGAATGAATGAATTAATCAGCACCAATCAAAATGATCAAGGTGAAATTATCATCGGTGGTCGAGAGCTGCACGATTTTCTAGAAGTAAAAACTGAATATCGTAAATGGTTCGGAAGGATGACCGAGTATGGGTTTGATGAAAATGTGGATTTCATAAGGGTGACCCAAAAATGTCCGACCCCTGGAGGTAACCAGGAGCAAGCTGACCATCACATCAAACTCGACATGGCCAAAGAGATCGCCATGCTCCAGCGCACTGATAAAGGAAAGCAAGCCCGCCAATATTTCCTGCAACTAGAGAAGATGTGGAACAGTCCGGAAATGGTCATGAAGAGGGCGCTTGAATACGCCGACAAGAAAATGCTCGAGCTTAGAACCCAGATTGAACTGGATAAACCAAAGGTTGTCTTCGCCGATGCGGTAAGTGCATCTAAGACCTCCATCCTGATTGGGGATCTGGCAAAGCTGCTGAAGCAAAACGGATATGACACTGGCCAGAAGCGATTGTTCGAAGAGCTTCGGAAGAAAGGCTTCCTCATCAAGAGGAAAGGGGCCGAGTACAACAGCCCAACGCAGAGGGCTATGGAAATGGGGCTGTTTGAAGTAAAGGAAACGGCAGTCACTCATTCAGACGGCCATGTGACTATCTCCAAGACCACTAAGGTGACCGGCAAAGGGCAGCAGTATTTCATCAATAAGTTTCTTGGAAAGGCGGAGACGGCATGACGCCTGTTGCCTGGTACCTTTTATCGCTGCTAGTCGTGTTCCTTGGAATTATGGTAGGTGGATTCATCCAAGAAAGCTCGAAAGGGGGTGGGGAGCTTGAAGATCAGCGCAAAGAGCTGGCTCGCAATGAGCGAAGTTGACCGGTACATGGCTATCTATCGAAGGTTTGTTAGCTGTAATCAATAAGAAGGAGGTTCCTTATGAGAACTATCAAATTTATATCACTCAATCTACAAAACTTTAAATCTCACCGTGATCTCACTGTTAAGTTTGGCGACCTGACGAAGATCACGGGAGACAACACCAAAGGGAAAAGCACAATCCCTGAAGCTATTTCATGGCTATTGTACGGCACAACCGTGTTCAATAGCAAGCTTGATCCGACGCCTATTACATACGAGGCTGAGGAAACATTGGTTTCACTTTTGCTACAAGTCGATGAAAAGCAGGTTCTCCTGGGCCGCGGTCTCAAGAAGGGCAAGACTCTATATTACATCAATAAGGCACCAAAGAAGGCTGGAGAATTCAGTGAAATTCTTGAGCAGCTATTCGACGATAAGGAATTGTTCTTCTCACTGTTCAACCCCCAGTATTTCTTTACTCTCCATTGGGAGAAACAGCGTGCCATGGTCCTGCAGTATGTCACGGCGCCTGCAAAAAAAGAAGTATTAAAGACTATGCTGGACGAGCAGAAAAAATGCCTGGAACCATTATTGAAAAAACACTCCCTTGAAGATCTTGAGGGCATCCATAAAGAGAACAAAAAGCGAATGGATAAAGTTTATATTGCTGCTCAGAGCAGAACTAAAACACTGAAGGAGCAGCTGGAACAATTCGCTGACCAAAGTGCGCCTTTGGACTCCTTGAAGGCGGAACTCTCGCGCATCGATAAGGAAGTCCGTCAGAAAGAAGCAGAGCTTGATAGTGCCTTTGAAAAAAATCGAGACTTTGACAAGGTTCAGGCGAGAATCAATCTTCTCCAAGACCAAATTAATATGTCAAAAGAGTATTGGCCAACAATTAAAAACGAAGTCATTGAGGACACCTGCGCCACTTGTAAAAGGCCCTTTGATGATGAGGCACGCAAAGCAGCAGAGGAAGACCTTGAAAAACGGAAGCAGGAATACACAAAAAAACATGACCAGCTAAGAGATGAACGGAAAGTCCTCCAGCAACAACAAAGCTCATTGGAGTGCATAGATACCACGGATCTTAAAGCAGAAATCAGAAGGTTAGACGAAACCGGGCAGCCATTGAGGATAGCGATTCAAAATTATTCACAGTTCAATATTTTACAAGGACAAGTCAGCCAAGCTCAGGCGGATCAAAAAGAAACCCTTGATTCTTTGAACGACTCAATCTTTATCCTGGACACCATCAAAGCATTCAAGACCAAAGAGGCCGAGCTGCAGACCGAAAAGGTACAAGCCTTGTTTGAAACTCTCTCTATCCGACTTTTTGACACTCAGAAGAATGGGGAGGTTAAGAACACATTCATCATTGAAATGGATGCCAAGCCACACAACATGCTTTCCCTATCAGAAGGCATTCGCGCTGGACTGGAGTTGCGGGAAGTGCTTTCCCAGCAGAGCGAAGTGATTGCTCCTGTATTCGTGGATAATGCTGAATCGATCACGAAGTTCAAGCAGCCCTCTGGCCAGCTGATATTGTCCCGGGTGGTAGCCGGCGAGGATTTGAAAATAAAACATGATTGAGGCAACGGTCACACAAAAGGTTGCTTTACTTCGAACTAGGGATCAATTCGTCATTGCTATTGGTGACAAGATTCATGGACCTTTCAAGGTTACTAATGCACACAAATTAATTGGAGCACTGGAGGAGTTTGAGAATGAAAAATGGCAAACGTCCAACAAGAAGCCAAACGAAAGCTCTACTGTCCGTCGGCCTAAGTCCTACTAAATGGCTCGTGTTCAAAGCCATCAAAGGGGAGCTGCACCTTGTTCACCGGGAGACAGGCAAAACAAAAATCATTCCAGCCCAATAAGGAGGGATCTTTATGGCAGACATCCAGCATCCGGATATCACAAAGGCGGAAAAGACTGGTTACCCCAATCAGTCGGCCCAGCCGGAGCATTTCGGCATTGATTACTTCGGCAACGAGGTCCTGATTGGTGACAGTATCATCGTGGATCCGTCCAATGGAGAAATCATTCTAGAAAGCTCACTAGAAGATTACCTTCTGGAAGTCAAAGGCTTTCAGTTCAAAATAGCAGATTAATAGGAGGCGCGAGCATGAAAAACGATTTCGAAGTTCGCGAGAACCACATATTAATTTTCTTAGATAGAAACAAAGGCTCCAGGTTAGAAACGAAGGTTAGCCTCAGGCATTTAGAAAAGCTGAAAGCTTTACCATATAAGTTTTTTGCCAGTTGGGATACACGAACAAAATCATTTTACGCAGTTTATCACCTTAAAAACAGCCAAGGGAAGGATTCGGTCAGGTCACTTCATAGATTAATCACCGATTGTCCTAAAGGTCAGGTTGTCGACCATTGGGATAAAGATACTCTTAACAATCTTGATGATAATCTGAACATCGTTTCTCAAAGCAAAAATCTACAAAACAGAAATGGTATTCATCCAACGAATACAAGCGGATACAAAGGGGTCAGCTTTTGTAGAAGGACTGGCAAATATATTGCCCAGATAAAAATAAATAAAAAACACATCTGGTTAGGGCGCCATGAAACAGCAGAAAAAGCCCATCAAGCTTATATGAAGTTCAGGAATCAAACAAACATTTATGTGAATACGGAGGTTATGTAATCATGACAAACAACAATCAGCTAGCCGAAATTAAAGCTTTTACTGAAGGAGAGCTTCAAACAATCCGTCAGACATTGGCAAAAGATGCAACGCCAGAGCAATTCAATCTATTTGTTCGTACTGCTGCAGCTGCTGGGCTAAACCCAATGCTTAACCACATCTATTGCATTGTTTATGGCGGGAAAATGTCGCTGCAAATTAGCGTGGAAGGCATTATGTACCTAGCCAAAAAGGTAGAGGGCTATCAAGGCGTAGATGTTCAATTGGTTTATGAAAATGATGAATACAAAGCTAAGCGCGTGCGGGATGAATCAGGACGTTATTACTGGGATGTTGAACATGAACTAAGCAGTGATCCCGGCAAAGTCGTCGGATGTTATGCATTTGCATATCGGGAGGGATTCCCACCGGTATTTGAATATCTGAAGGTTGAAGAGGTACAGCATAATCTTACCGGCAACAACTCATCTCTTTGGAAAAAATACTTTAATGACATGTACAAAAAGCACGTTATTAAAAGAGCAGCAAAGCGCCAATATGGAATTGAGATCAACGAGGATGATGTTCCGTCTGTCGGTTCAGATATCCCGGAGTTCAAGCCACAAGAGAGAAAAGACATCACTCCTCAACAAGAAGTAATAGACCAGCCTGAGTCTGGGCCAGAACTTTCCGAAGAGGAAAAACAGATGCAAAAGGTAGTGTCTGAAATCAACAAGAAATTCCGGAAACTCGGCTTGACCACAAAAGAACAAAAGAATGAATACAAAGAAAAGCACGCGCCAAATTTCAATTCAACACTTGTAGACTATGTTGGCCTATCCCAGCTGCTTGATATGCATATCGAAATGGAGGAAGTGCAGGCTGATGACGGGGACTCTCTGGAGTAAGGCATGAAAGTCGATATCTTAGCATCGGGATCCGCGGGGAATTGCATTGCCCTGCGGTCCTCTGAAACTACTATTCTGATTGATGCAGGAATAGCCAAGACAAAGATTGAGAAAAGGCTGCTGGAAGTCGGGATCCGGCCGGACAGCATCAGAGCCATATTTGTAACTCATGCTCATGCTGACCATGTAAAGGGGCTGCCATTGGCCAGCAAATATAAGATTCCAGTCTATGCTGCAGAAGAGGAATGGAAGAGCATTAAAGGTGTTGAGGGGGAACTGCGAAAGAGTTTCCTTTCAAACAACGATATTGAACTAGAGGACTTTTACATCGAATCCTTTAAGACACACCATGATGCTTATGATCCTTGTGGGTATGCCATTCGAGATTATAAAGGGAATAGATGCTCGGTTTGCTTGGATACAGGACATATAGACGCGAACATGCTCTCTACTATGGAATACTCTAACATCTACATCATTGAAGCTAATCACGAGCCAAACATGGTCGAGGTATCTGAGTATCCGAACAGCGTAAAGGCCAGAATATTGAGCCACGTTGGTCACTTGAGTAATGAGCAAACCGCAGAGGCCCTTTCTAAACTCGTGAACGGTGTTGGAGAGCAAATATACCTGACGCACTTATCAAGCAAAAATAACATGCCTGCGCTGGCTGAAATGACGGTGAAAAGAGCGCTGGCGAAGAAGGGCTTCAAGCCTAATCAACATTACAGAATCGAGGTTGTCTGATGAACGTGACTATTAACATAACTTCCTCAAAGGAAGAACAGCAAAAGGTTGCAGTTCCTATTGAGGTTTATCAAGCTTTTGAAAGACTTAAACGGTCCTGGTCCTCTTTGATGCCTAAGGAAGAATTGAACTTTCTATTCCTGAATATACAGTTGATCGGAGACTTCGGGGATGCATTAACCCTTAAAAGGTTCTCCCGTGACAATCCTACACAATATGCAGCTGCGCTGGCACACGGATGGAAGCCTGAGGAAGATGTTCAGCTGGCTGCCAATGTTAAGAATTTTTTAAAGCAATGGCTTGAAGACTATGGTGCCTCCGACGATCCAGAAGCCCAGCAAGAATTCGCCAACAAAGTCACGCTTTATATGATGGGACACTTTGCAAAACAAACATGAACGGATGATTCGTTATGGCAAGTCCACAACTTAAAAACGGATTTACGAGGATTGCCAACGAGATTTTATTACAAATCATGCGGGTCAATCTCAATGGGACACAGTTCAGGATTGTAATGGCCATCTGGCGCTATACATATGGGTACAAGGGCAGGAAGGAACACGAAATGCCACTCTCCTTGATTGCCAGTCTCATAAATGCCAGCAAAAGCCAAGTGAACCGGGAGCTTGCCGATCTAATAGAACGGAAGATTATTAGTTCCAGTGGGATTGGCCCTAGTGGAGGGAGAATATTGGGCTTCAACAAGGATTATGAAAAATGGGACAGTGAGTCTCCTGGAGCACCGACAGTCAAAGCACCAAAGCAGGCGAAGAAGCCGGCAAAGCCCCTTAAATACGATGAGGAAAACTCCTACTACAAAATGGCTGTCTACTTTCACAAGAGAGTGGCAGCCACTGCCAAAGAGTCAGGCGTGGAGCACCTAATTAAGAGAGTTAATCTGCAGACCTGGGCAGACGACTTCAGGAAATTGATTGAAATAGATAAGGTCACAAAGAAGAAAGCCAAGGAAGTCATGGATTGGGTAACAAAGGATGATTTTTGGAAGACGAATGTTTTATCGGCCCGAAAGCTCAGGGAGAAGTTCGGGGAATTGGCCATCAAAATGACAGCTTCTCAGAAGCCGAAGCAAAGACAGCAAGTGCCCCTGCAGCAGCCGGATCCGCGGGATAAGGAAATAGCTTTCCAGCGATGGATAGACGAAGGGAATGATCCAGATGCATTTGATTGGAGCAAGTGATATACCGGCTGAGCAGTCGGTCCTCGGAGCCGTGTTCCTGGATGCTAATGTCCTTGATGAAATCATCTTCCTAGAGGAAAGGGACTTTTCAGTGCCAAGACACCAAAATATTTACAAGGTTATGCGGTACCTGGAGAAGAAGGGCAAGCCGATTGACATCATCACTGTCACAGATGCCCTTCAGAAGTTTGGAGGCGTGGAAAACATAGGTGGTGTATCTTACCTCTCCGAGCTGGCTGAATCTTGTCCTACCACTTCCAATGTAGAACATTATGCCAGGATAGTTCGCTCGAAGGCCATCGGCAGGCGGGCCCGGAACATGGGAGAGATCATCACGGGAATGTCCCGGGACGATTACGAAACGGATGAAGAGTATTTCGGCACCATCGAGGCTCTTGTCCAGGAAATGCGGCCGCAGGACACGGCAAAGATGAAAAGCTTCTCTGAAGGCAGGCCGGACTATTTTGAGCACTTGGCGAAAAAGGCAGAATACATCAAAACCGGCTTTGCCCAATTCGATAACTGGGCCAGAGGGCTATGGCGAGGCTGGCTCTTTGTATCAGCTGGCCGCCCTTCGGTCGGGAAAACAGCCAAGATGCTGCAGCGCCTTTATGGAGTAGCCAAACAGCATCAGGGAGTGGTCCTGATTTTCTCACAGGAGATGGGGGAGAACGAACTAAAGGACCGGATGATTTCCTCCATCACCGGCATTGGATACGGCAAGATCAAAAACAAGGATCTCAATGAGAAAGAGCAATCGCAGGTACAAATGGCTTATGACGGCCTTGAATACCTGCCTATCTACATTCAGGATAGCGCAGCAGTCTCTATAGAAGAAGTAAGGGCGACGGCCCGGCAGTTTAAACGGAAGCACGGAAAGATAGCCTGTATTGCAGTGGATTACCTGCAAATCATGAACATCCCTCAGAAGAAAGGTGAAACAAGATCCCAGGCAATCGGCAATGTGACCGGCGCAGCCAAGCAGATAGCGCGTGAAATGAATTGCTGCTTTATGATGCTGTCGCAGATGTCCCGGGCATTCGAAGGGGCACTCAAGCCGCAACTTTCCCATCTGAAGGAGTCCGGATCTATTGAGCAGGATGCAGATGTTGTGGAGTTCCTCTGGCACGATCCGCACGATACGGAAATGGGCGGCAAGGTGATTCAGCAGACCATAGCAAAAGGCAGGGATACCGGGCTTAATGAGTTCCGCCTCCTGTTCCAAGGATGGAAGCAGCACTTTCAGGAGCTGCCGAAAAATAATAATTAAAGGGTGAGCTTAGTGGCCAATAAGAAGAGGCAGAAACGGCGGCTGAAGAAGGCATTGACCCGGCGGGGGAAGGATCGGACCGCCAGGGCATGGAGAAATATATTTGTTAAAGCTGGGATTCTAAAGGGTTGAAAAGTAACTGTAGAAACCTAAATTAAATGGTACAAGCCATATATAGAATCCCAGTAAAGCAGCTGGCCCAATAAAGAAGTTGTAAAGCTTTTTAGGGAGCCACTTAAAACAAAGAGCATAGATAAGAGTCGTTCCGAACATGGTTCCTATTAATATCACTAAAGGCCAAATAAACTGCATCGTGTTAAGCTCAACGCCTTCAAATATGTTCATTGGTACACCTCGTTAGATTTTCTAATTAAAATATCGACTAATTTTCAGGAATATTAAGGATGGTGCTGATATGAACCTATGCCAAGCTACTAATCAGCAACTCTATGAAATAGCAAAAGATGAAAATGCTCGGATGAAAGATCGTTATGTAGCTGCCAAAGAACTGCAGGAAAGGAAGAAGAAAAATGCTGGCTCACAAATGCAGATATCCAGGCTGCCATGCCAAGGCGGAGCAGACCTGGGCACTTGTTAATTTATGTGAAGAACACCACCGGATGATCAAGAAAGAAACAGCAGCTTTTTACAAGCCGATGTCCAGCACACTTTATGACTATAGATACCATTATCTAAGGATTTCTCACCTGATTCCTTGGAGCAGGAAGGATTGAATTGCATGCGTTTTGTGGGAATTGACCCAAGTACCAAAACCGGATTCGTGGCACTGGACGAGCAGGGGGAAGTGTTGAGGGCGAAGGAGCTGACAGGTGTCGGCTCCCAAGACCCCAAAAGAATGATCACCATGATTAATGACATTATGGATCACATCCAAAAAGGTGATCAGATTGTGATTGAAGGGTTTGGCTATGCTTCGCAGCAGGCCATTCAGCTTGGCGGCATAGGTTGGGGGATCAGAATGGCGTTAATGCGCCGGGGCTATCCTTACACAGAAGTTGCTCCTGGTGGCGTTAAAAAGTTCGCTACCGGAAAAGGAAATGCCCCCAAAGAGGATATGGTCCAGCCTATTTTTGAACAATGGGGATTTCAACACGCCAGTGATAACGTTCTCGATGCATATGTAATGGCTCAAATATCAATGTCATTATTCCTAGCCAAAGAAACAGGTGCGATATTGGCGCCAAGGCATCAGCTTGAAGTGATCGATACAGTCCTTAATCCTAAGGCTAAACCAAAGAAAAAGCGAAAGAAGAAGGCCAAGTGATGCGGCAACTGCGGAAGGTTGTCCACGCTCTTACAGAGGAAAAGCTCAACAAATTGGTTCTGAGCCATGAAGATCGCGGCTGGAAGGTGGCCAGTGAATTGAGGAAGCATCATAACGGGATTGGCTATCTGATGACATTTGATCCGGAAAGGAGAGCACAATGAGGGAGATTAAGTTTCGGGTCTATGATAAAGGATACAAAAAAACACACATCGTCGGTACTGATTCACATGATGAATTAACCTGTTTTAACGGCGTTGTTCAATACTACAATCTCCAGAATGGAGAAGGTAGTGGAGAGTACGGGGATTACATCCTGATGCAATACACAGGCCTTAAAACAATAAATAACAAAGAAATATTTGACGGTGATGTGTTACTGGATGAAGAAGGTTTTAAATGGGTAGTGAAATTCAAGCAGGGCTCTTTTATTGGTGAATGTGCTGAACTCATGGCAGAACAGCTATTAAACACCGTCAATCTTTATTGTAAGGTCATCGGCAACATTCACGAACATCCCGAGCTCCTGGAGGGAATCTGATGGGCTACTCAAAAGATGAGCAGGAAACCAATCTGAATTTTGATTATAGCACTGGCCAATGGACAGTTTACTCTACTGTTCCAAAGCATATACGAAAGCTTGGGGATCTGTGCGAGCTTACCATCCTGGAAACAGAAGATGGCAGACCAATCGCAGCCAGGGGCATTCTTTCCGAAAAGATGGTCAGCATGCGAAAAAAAACTGCAAAACGCGAAATGACGGAAGAACAGAAACAGGCTGCAACCGAAAGAATGTTTTTAGCCAGAAATTCACGTAAATAACTGTTAAAACTCTAACTGTTTTTCTTCTCGGGACCTATTAGTCTATTGAGCTTTAAAATTCGAAAACAAGTCAATTATAAAGGGGAAATTAACATGCCAAATACAAAGCTGAATGTTCTGTTCAAGAAAATCCAAAAGGATGACAAAAAAGAGGTCCTGGAGTTTCATGTGCAAGGGGACGAGCTGCCGCACTCCCAGGAGCTTGTACAGATGGCTGGATCAATCGTTGTCCTGGATGTTGAAAACAGCAATGCCGGGAAACTCAATGCAGAATTCAAGTCGATTCAGAGGGATTCAAAGAAAACTACTCTGAAGTTTAATGTGAAAGGCGACAGCGAGGAAAAGATGATTAAACTTTACGCATATGCCGGCCGAGGCGTTACGCTGCTGATGACTCCAAGCCAGATGAGCATTGAGGAATTCAATGAAGATCAGCATGAGGGTGTAGCTTACAATGTGGATAAGGATGGAATTGCCCAAGTGAGCCCGGATCAAATGTCTTTGGATGAAGTTGCTGCGGAAGATGCACAAGAGAAGGAGGATCCGTTTGAAAGTGATGAGGATTCGCTCGAATAAAGGAAAACCCCTGAGGATTCTCAGGGGCTGAAGGAGTATTACTTCGGCAGATCTATCGATCAACCGGACCTAATATAAGGTATGCAATTTAGTTTTAATTAGTTACAAAAAAAGACCAGGATCTCTCCCGGCTCCATGGTAAGTAGCGAGCAAATTATACCATAGGGGGAGAAAAATGTGGATCAGTTATCTCTCTTTCCGGAAATCGATGATAAAGAAATACGCAGGACAGTGGCTAGGGAGTTAAAACGATACAAGGCATTCAAAGTGGCCGTTCAAAATAAATCAGAGCAGGAAGAGAAAGGTCTAGAACACCTCTTTCCTGTTCTGAACTGCCAGCACTCCGAAAAGGAATTGAAGGTGCAGCAGATTGAGAGGGCTTTGGAATATGCCCTGGACGAAACCGAAAGAGAAATCATCCAGAGGAAATATTTATCTAATGCCCGGGTGAAAGACATTACCGTATACTTAGACATGGAGCTTACAAAAGACCAATATTATAAACACAAGGGCGAAGCCATTAGCCTAATTGCTACAGCACTCGGAATTATCTGAGTGCTGTTTTTGTTCGACAAAATCCCGACAAAAAGCAGACAAAATCTAGGATAAAACATGGGACTATTTAAAAATCCATCAAAGGTAAGATTTTCTTATCAGCAAGCAACGCAGCTGGTAGGAGACGCATCTATCCTTTATCAATGGTGTACTCGATAACCAGTTATAGGTGATGAAGGATGGGACCTTAGGGAGGAACATCTGGAGCCTGAACGCGTTAATCTTGCGGCGCTGCATCGGGGAATCTGAAGTATTGTTTGTTTTGGTTAGCACAGCAATCATGCTTCACTCGGTTATTTCCTCCCAGTGTGGTGCAGAGATTGCGAAATTGATATTTAGCTATTAGCATAATGAGGTGGTTATTAAAGGGAAATACGCTGCTTATGTCGAAATAAAAAGCAAAGGGGTGATTAAATTGGCTGCTGATGTTTATTATTCTTTAGGAGTAAATAGTAAAGGAGAGCATAATACCTTTTCGTTTGAGACTAAGAAAGCTGCTGAAGAGGCCTACAATTTTATTTCTGATAAGTTTAGGGAACACAAGGTTGTACTATCAAAAGATAATTATTCTCAAGATATTGTCCAACTAACTATTAATGAAACCTTTGAAGGATCTGTTCCTGCTGGCGTTATGGCCTCATTTCTCCCACAGGAATTTTTTAAAGACGTATATGCTGATATGTTGAAATCAGCAAGAGAATATCAAGAGGCTGGCAAATAAATTAAAGCATCCTTTCGAGGGTGCTCTTTTTTATGGGGGGGTGCTTAATTAAGCACTATTGCAAGGGGTGCTTAATTAGAGTACAGTAGAGTGCTTAATTAGAGTACAGTAGAGTGCTTAATTAGAGTACAGTAAAAATTTTTCCTTCATATATGGCCGAGCTCTAAAGATAATATTAAAGATAATATTAAAGAAAATATAGTTGCAAATGAGATTTGCAAGGCAAAATTCAATGAATAATAAACAAGCATTCGATATTGATCGAGTGCTTTTATTTTGGAGTCGATAGGATGTATATATTCAAACGTATGAATAAGATACGCCGTAAAAGATATTGGTATCTAAGGGAAGTCAGGCAAGAAAGGGATTATCAGATTGGAAAGCTACAGTATGCGACCAGGCCCTATACAAAACCTTCAGCAACTATCCGTGGACATCGTAAGGTATTAACCACTAAGAAGTTTATTCCTCAATATGCACGCATGCAGCTATTCAGATAATTAAATTATCCTGTAGAAAGAAAGGTGACAGTTATGACAGCAGACCAAGTTATTGATATGTATCTCAATCGGTACAGACGCAAGCATAGGAGGTTATCCTTTATTCTTCATCGGACCAAGAACAAACGGATTAGAGAAAAGGTATGCTTAAAGGCTGAGGTTGCATCCAGGATGGTTAGCGCTTGGGAAGAGATTGATGAATCATTTAGGAAAGTCGGATTAAGGACAAGCTGTTGATGATGAAAAAGTTCCTGTTCGAACTCATAATGACTATGAATATCTTATTTCTGTGCATGAAAAGAGCTTTGAAGAAGCAGCAGTGAGCCTAATCCGGGTCTGGATTGCTTCAAATCTCGCCGGAAAAGTTTCAAAATATTTTTTTGGGTCCTTCTGAGCCGGGTGGCCCTAGCGGGGCTAACGACGCCCGTAGTAGGGCTATTTTTTATAAAAAAATATTATTCCGGAATTCCGGAACTGAGGTGATACAGTGGAGGGATTCAAAGAGCATGATGACAAGGTTCTTGTTACAACCGGTCGGATATGTAAGCTGCTCAGCATTAATGACAAAACACTTACAAACTGGAAGCGACAAGGATTGGTTCAGCACAGTAGAGGTTGGTGGGACCTGCAATATGTATTGAAGTGGAGAGGGATGATTTATAGCGCAGATACTGAGGAGAGCAAGTCCCTGAGTTTGCAACAGAAAAAGCTCGAAGTAGAAGTGGCATTTAAGGAAGCTCAAGGGGAACTAATCCGGATGAAGACGGATTTGGCAAATGGAAAGTATCTAGAAAAAGAGCTGGTTGAAACTGAGCTCTCAAGATTTTTCCTTATTTTTAAAAAGTCTGCAATGTCCCTTTCTAGAAAATTAGCTGGAGAGGTTAGTCCATACGTAGAACCAATTGAAGCCAGAAAAATTGAAAAGGGACTCACTGACATCATCAGCGATGCATTGCAACAAATGAGTATAGATGGGGTGTACTATGCCAAGAAAAATAAAAAATAGCATCCCTGAATTTATTTCAAAGCCATTAAAGTTTTTAAGTCCACCTGAAAATTTAACTGTCAGTGAATGGGCTGCAAAACACAGACTGCTTGATAGTAAAACTTCTGCCATGCCAGGCAAATGGAATAATGATGTTACGCCCTATCTAATTGAAATCATGAATGAGTTCAATAATGTGGAAACCGAGGAAATTATCTTTATAAAGCCAACTCAAGTTGGAGGGTCAGAAGCACTGAATAACATGGTGGGTTATGTTGTTATGCAAGATCCGAGTCCTGTTATGATTGTCTACCCGAAAGAGGACTTGGCTGAGTTTGTTTCGGAAAATCGAATTCAGCCAATGATGACTCTTTCGAAAGGACTAAAAGAAAAGTTCAGAAAAAAGGAATCAAGCCGAACGGAGTTACAGTGTGATGGAATGTTTATAAGTCTAAATGGCGCCAATTCACCATCAGATTTAGCAAGTAAAGCCATCCGGTATTTGTTTTTGGATGAGGTTGATAAATATCCCGGTGCGAGCAAAAAAGAGGCGGATCCAATAAAGCTGGCCAAAGAACGGACCAAGACTTTCAACACAAACCGGAAAATATTTCTCACCTCAACACCAACCCTAAAGACTGGACACATTTGGAAGGCAAAAGAAAACGCCGATGTTGTTAAAAAGTTCTTTGTTCCATGTCCTCATTGTGGAGAATTTATTGAACTTTTATTTAAACAGATCAAGTGGCCAGATGATAAAAGCCTTGGGTATGCAGACAGAGCTGAATTCTCAAACTATCATTGCCAGGAGTGCGGGTGTATTATTTCTGATCAGCATAAGGCATCGATGCTTAAGTATGGAAAATGGCAAGTGGTAGAACAAAAAACGCAATTCCCAAGAAAAGTAGCGTACTGGATGAATACACTATATTCACCATTTGTTCGTTTTAGCGAGATTGCTAAAGAGTTTTTGACTTCCAAAGATGATCCTGAAGCCTTTCAAAACTTTGTAAACTCCTGGCTTGCTGAACCGTGGGAAGACACGAAGTTAAAAACAAATGCTGATCTTGTATTGGAAAGGCAGACAGAGTACGAGGAACTGGAAGTACCAGAGTGGGCTGTTATGCTGACCGGCGGGGTGGATGTCCAGGAGACAAGTTTATACTGGACCATTCGTGCATGGGGGCCCTTCCTCACGAGTCAAAACATAGCCCACGGCCAGGCGTTGAGCTTTAAAGAAATTGAAACGGTCATGAATGCGGAATACCGCAAAAGAAGCGGGGAAGCCATGATGGTTAATCTGTGTGGGGTGGATTCAGGAGACCAGACTGATGATGTTTATGATTTCTGCGCTTTGAATAGCGAATGGGCCATTCCCGTAAAGGGGGTTGGCACAAGCTATTCCCATTTCAAAATCAGCACTATCAACAAGGCTACATCCAACGCTCACGGGACTCGGCTTTTGCTTGTGGACGGAGGGAAATATAAAGATATGATTGCTTCAAGAATGGCGAAGCCGAACGGCCAGGGATCCTGGATGGTCTTCAAAGATTGTGACCGGGAATACGCAGAACAGGTAACAGCTGAACACAAAGTCAACAGCAAGGGAAGTGGCGGCCGGGTCACTCAGGTCTGGGTTCCGAAGACAAGCCATGCGGATAACCATTACCTGGACACCGAGGTGTATGCTTTGGCTGCTGCCGATGTACTTCATGTTCGTGCTATCCATCTGATGCAAGAAGAGGAGCCGGAGGAAGAGACGCCGCAGTTGAATAATCAGGCATTGGATTTCAACCAATCTTGGCTAAAGAATAACAGTTGGTTATAGGAGGTGAGGACGTGAACCTGGAGGAACAATTAAAACAGATCAACGAAGCCATTACGGCGATAGAAATTGGCGGGCAGGAGTATTCAATTGGATCCCGCAGCCTGAAGAGGGCAGACCTTTCCCTGTTATATCAGCGGCAAAAGGAGCTGCAGACCCAATTAAATTATGAGCAGGGGCAGGGGGGCGGACTTGCAAATACTTTTGTAAGTGTGTTCGATAGGAGGTGATCGATTGAGCTGGTTAGATAAAACAATTGCCTTTCTCTCTCCCAGTGCAGCCTATAGAAGGGAAGCATGGAGGAAAGGATACGAGGAGTTAAAAAGTTACGATGCCGGCACGAATGACCGGCTGAATGCAGGCTGGCGTACAGTAAATGCGGCAGCTGAGCAAACGGACGGAATGTACCGGGATACTATCCGTGCTAGAGCACGAGACTTGGAGAGGAATTCGGACATCCAGGAGAGCATCGTCGGCGCCTTTGAAAGAAATGTTGTGGGGACAGGCTTTAAACTCCAATCCAAAACGGAGGATGAAGACCTGAATTCTGACATAGAAAAGCTCTGGAAAGAATGGTGTAAGCCTCGGAATTGTGATGTGACGCACCAACAAAGCTTTTCTGAAATGTGCCGGATGGCTGTAAGGCGTAAGAAAATTGACGGAGGAATCCTTTTTGTTAAGAGATACACGCCTGGCGGGGTCTTACCTTTCTCTTTGCAGATTAGGGAAGTGGATGATCTTGACACGATGCAGACCAGTCGCAACAATATAAGAATTGTAAACGGAATCGAATACAACGAATTCAATCGTCCTATTGCCTATTACTTTAAAAACTATGATATCAACGGCTTTTATTCAGGAAACTCTGAACGGATTCAAGCTGAAGATGTCATTTTTTTATGGCAGAAAAAGAGGCCGACTCAAATTCGGGAAATCTCTGAAATGACTCCTACTATCACAAGGATCAAAGATGTGAATTCTTACATGGAGGCCGTAAGCATTAAAGAAAGGGTGGCTGCTTGTTTGTCTGTCTTTATCAAGAGGCAGAGCCCGACAGCAGGCGGCGGGTTCGGCAGGCAGGGGGGTTCTCGAAGTTCTTCTGGCTACGAAGGGAAAACTTTGAGCCCAGGAATGATCATGGAGTTATCACCGGGGGATGATGTCTCTGTTGTAAATCCTCCAGCCCAAGGGGCAAGCGCGGCCGACTTTGTCCGACTTCAGCAAAGGCTGACAGGCAGCGGCCAAGGCATCTCTTACGAAGCCACGGCCCGGGATATGTCACAGGTTAATTATAGCAGCGCCCGCCAGGGGCTGCTTGAGGATCAAAAGACGTATCAGATCGAACAGAAATATTTGGTTGATCATTTCCTCGCTGAAATCTATGAGACTTTTTTGATTTCAGCAGTTCTAACTGGAACTATTACTATTAAAGATTTTTGGTCGAATAAAAAGCAATACATGCAGCATGAATGGACCCCGCCTGGGCAGAAGTGGATCGATCCGATTAAAGAGGCGAATGCCAATAAGGTTTCTCTCGCTACTAATCAATCTACTCTTGCTGAAATTGCGGCGGCCAGCGGCCAAGACTGGAAGGAAATTATCGACCAGCGGGCCCGTGAAATGGAATATATGCGAGAAAAGGGGGTGATACAAAATGAACAGTAGACCAAATATATCTTACCGAAGCGTTGTGGCCACTCCACAGATAGAGCTTAGCCGGGACACTAGCATTAATCTTAAGGCCATCGATGATGAAAAGCGGCAGGTAGAACTGAGTTTTTCCAGTGAAGAGCCTTATGAAAGGTGGTTTGGCAATGAAATTCTAAGCCACAATGATGGAGCTATGGACTTATCCAGGTTGAATGACATAGGCTGTCTCTTATTTAACCATGATCGCAATAAGGTCATTGGGAAAATCGATAGCGCCTGGCTGAGGGACGGCAAGGGCCAAGCATTGGTGACCTTCGATGACGATGAGGAAAGCGACGTCATCTATAAAAAAGTCAAAAGCGGTACCTTGAAGGGGGTGAGTGTCGGTTACCGGGTGGACAGCTGGGAAGAAGTCGCAGCAGGCAAGACGTCCAGTGATGGAAAACATGTCGGCCCCTGCAGCATTGCCTTGAAATGGCTGCCCTTTGAAATTTCCATTGTGTCTATACCAGCGGATGCCACAGTCGGGGTAGGAAGGGAGATGGGAAATCAGCCAATTCCAAAATCAGCAGCTGAAAGATCAGAGCCATTAGCCATCTATATCAAGCAACTCCAATTAAACAACAATTATGTAGGGGGAAAACCACAATGACACTTGAACAAATGTTAGCAAGACAGCAAGCCCTTATCAATGCGGCTAAGGCTGGACAACGAGACCTATCAGAGGAGGAGCAGCGAGAGTTTGATCAATTGCAAACTCAAATTGAATCTATGAGGGCACAAGGATCAACATCGCCAGAGCCAAACCAGTCTTCCACTCAAGACATAGTCAGACAGGCAATGGAGAAGGAAAGGCAAAGGACAATGGATATTACCAACCTTTGCAAAAGCTTCGGTTACAGCCCGGATGATTATATTGCCGGCGGCAAGACGATTGAAGAAGTAAGGACCTTGGTTCTTGAAAAGCAGATTGCAGAAAAGAGTCCTTCTGCTGTTGGCATTATCCAGGATGAAGGCGACAAATTCAGGGATGCTGCAAAGGATGGCTTGGCCCTGCGTGTCGGGATGGATGTGGAGAAGCCGGCAGAAGGAGCCAGCCAATTCCGTAATATGTCCCTAAAGGAACTGGCGGTCGAAACTCTTCGAATGGAAGGTGTGGCTAATGCATCTCGATTAAGCGCGGACGATCTTCTTCGCCAATATATGACGCCGACTTCCCTATTTACAGGCATACTGGATCAGACAGCAAGGACAGTCTTTGAGAAGGCGTATGCAGATGCAGAAACCTCTTATCAGCTTTGGACCAAGCGAGGAACACTGAAAGATTTCAGGCCGACAAAGACATATCAAGTTGGTACGGCCGGCGAACTTCTGCTTGTTCCACAGAACGGTGAATTGAAGCATGACATGGTTAACGCTGAAGACGGGCCGCAGCGTCAGCTTTTAACCTTTGGTCGTCAGTTCTCTATGTCACGCCAGGCATTCATTAACGATGACATTGACTTTATCTCTACTATTCCGGCTTTATATGCTCAATCTGCAAGACTGGGAATCAATCGACTGGTTTATCAGATGCTGGCAAAAAATCCGGCCATTTGGACAGGCAAAACGCTATTCCATGCCGATCATAATAACATTCTTGAAACAGGAAGTGCTCCTTCAGTCGAGTCTCTTTCTGCAATGAGAATGAAGATGAGGAACCAAAAGGCGCCTGGCGGAGAAGTGAAGTTAAACATCCCAGGCAAGATCTTGCTGGTCCCAACGGCGCTCGAGACATCTGTTGGACAATTAATCGGCTCGACCGTAGATCCGGCGCATGCAAACCCGAATATTAAAAATCCATTCTTCAATAACTTTACTGTGATCAGTGATGCAGAATTAGATGATGCTACAGAAAATGGTGCGGCAGAATGGTACATGGCCGCGGACAAGCTGCGCAGCCCGATTCAAGTTGATTATCTAAACGGAGTAGATATGCCGACCATCTCCATGAAACAGCCACCTGCAGGGCAGCTGGGTTACCTATGGGATATCTACATTGATTATGGTGTGACAATTGTTGATTACAAAACGATCGTTAAAAACAATGGAAAGGCTGATGCTTAATGCTTAACAATCCACAAGCGCAATACGTCCAACGCGGTGAGGCAATCGACTTTGTAAACAGTGGATCCGTAGACCTTAAGGCAAATGATGTAGTTTCACTGGATACAAGAGTCGGAGTGGCCGGCTGCGATATCCCTGTTGGGGCGACCGGCAGCGTCCATGTCATAGGTGTATTTGATATCCCGGCCTCAACGGCAGAAGCTTTCACTGTGGGCCAGGCCGTATATTGGAAGAATTCAGCGTTAACTGGCACGGCGACCGACGCAGTGCCGGCGGGTTGGGTAGTGGAAGCCAAGGTGGCATCCAAATCACTTGCCCGTGTAAAAATCGGATAGGAGGCTATTAATATGGTTATCTTAAAAGCTTTGGAACCGGTGTTTTTAGAGGGAAGGATCATTGAGCCGGGGAATGTATTCTCTTGTAAGCCTGAATTCGCTAAGAAGCTGGTGGAGAGTAAATCAGCCGAACTGAATGAGTCTGCTAAACCAAAAAGCAACAAGCAAAAGAAAGCGGATGAGTAAGGTGAATTTTAAGGACCAATTGAAAAAGGATCTGCAGGTGTTTTTCAATCCTAAGGAATTCGGCGATGTCGTCGAAGTAAATGGGAAGCTGATGACGGTTATTGTTGATGATGAATTGCTGAAGGAACAAAAATTAAAACAGGGTGAGGGTCTTGCAACGGGCACTCTCCTTATTATTGTTCAGAAGGATGAATACGAGGAAGAACCGATCATTGGGAATACGCTTATGTTTGATAATACCCCGTATGAAGTAATTGATTTTCTTGAGAGCAAAGACACTTTCACTATTACGTTGGAGGGCAGATTCTCATGAATGTCGTAGTCAATACAGATACTCGAATGTTAAATGAGGTTCGTGAGCGCTTAGGAACATTCTCAAATAAAGCGCCTAATGCTATCTCTTCAGCACTAAATAGGGCAGTGACAAATGTATCGTCCAATGTCAGTAAAGAAGTGCGCAAGAATTATACAGTAAAATCGAGCGATATCAAGCAAACCTTAAGCAAAACCCGGGCATCCAGATCAAGTCTGCAGGCCATTGTGAAATCCAGGGGGGAGTTGCTCCCCTTGGATCGGTTCAAGGTTTCTCCCAGGACCGTACAGCCGAAAAGAAAAAAGCCGATAAAAGTCTCAGTTAGAAAAGATGGATTAAAACCTTTGCTAGGGGCTTTTGTTGCAGAAATCCACGGGACTAAGATATTCAAGCGGGTAGGCAAGGAAAGACTCCCAATCAGAAGGATGTTTGGCCCATCTATTCCACAAATGATTAATAATGAGGAAGTTAGGACATTTATCAATCAAGAGGGGAATGAAACCTTTCAGCGGCGACTTGATCATGAGATTAATCGGATTCTTTCACAGGGGGCCACAAATACATGATACCAACGGAACTGCAGGAAGGCTTGAAGGATAGGGTCCTTAAAATCTTTGAGGGAGATCTTTTTAAGAATTCCAAAGGCGATAAAGTTCCTCTTCGAGTTTTTGAGCAGCATCTTCCCCAGAAGAAAAGTAAGGAAGACGATCCTGTACCATATGTGATGGTCCAATTGAATTACGGGGAGCAGAAAACAGCAGAAGATCAACACAAGGCACCGGTCTTATTTGTCATTGGGGTTTTTAATGACAATCCAGACAATCAAGGTCACAAAGATGTGATGGGAATCATCAATAAGCTATTTGAGGACTTCGGCCAGCAGCCTATCCAAGACAATCAGTTTGAGATGGGCTTCCCAATAAGGTGGGGACTTCATGAGGAGGACGTTGCTCCCTATTATTATGGAGCAGTCGAGACCACATGGACACTGCCAACCATTAAGAGAGATGATTTGGAGGGGTTAGTATGAGCAAGAAAAATAAAGCGGTAGAAGCAGAAGAGGCTGTAAAACTACAAGCTGCTGAATTGGGAATAGAAGAAGCTCAACCACAAACGGTAGAAATGCCAAAAGAAGAACTTAAAAAATCTGTTGAAACGGTTATCTATATAGGCGAGAGTTTGCCTGGTGGATCGCTTCAGCAGTTTTCTATTTTCAAGAATGGATTGCCAGAATCGCTTAATCCTTATATTGAAAAATGTCCTGCCATCCAGGAAATGATGGTGCCTATTTCTAAACTGTCCGAAAGAAGGGCTAATCTTCCGGTTCAAGGAAGCCGGGAGCATACGTTAAACTCTCAAATCCAATCCTACATTAGGGGTGATAAGTAATGGTGTATTCTCACGGTATATCGGTCCAGGAAAACACGCCTGACAGAAAGGCAGTGGTTGTCACTTCCGGCGTACAGGTTGTATTCGGAACTGCGCCTGTTCATCTGATTGCGAATCCTCAATCAGCAGTCAACAAACCCATTGTGGCTTATACATTGGATGATGTGAAAAAGAAGCTGGGTTACAGCTCAAATTTAAAGTTCACATTGAATGAAGCAGTTTATTCCTCATTTGAGCTTTTTAGAGTTGCTCCGGTTGTATTCGTCAATGTGCTGGATCCCACAGTCCATAAAAAGGATGTGGAATCTGTTACAGTACCTGTGAACAAGGGCATTGCGACCATTGAGGCTGAGGGCGTCCTCCTGGATTCCATTTCCGTAAGTTCAGGTGATGCAACGACCTATGAAAAGAAAAAGGACTATACCACTGCATTCAATGAAGCAGGAAAGGCTGTGGTCATCCCAACGCTGAACGGTGCCCTAATCTCAGCGACGGAAATAGTAGTGTCATATTCTCAATTGGATCCTGATCTTGTTACGGAGGACGATCTAATTGGAGGATATGATGTCCGGACTGGATTTTACACAGGCATTGAGCTAATTAGTCAAGTTCATCCTCGTTTCGGAGTGGTGCCTGGCCAACTGCTGGCACCTGGATGGACACATAAACCAACCATTTCAGCTGTCATTGCTGCTAAAGCCGTGAAGATCAATGGAAACTTTAATGCCCAAGCTATCTTGGACATAGACTGCGAGGAAGTAACTCGCTATCAGGATGTACCAGCTTGGAAGGAAGATAATAATTATACGCATGGGAAAAGCATTGTGCTTTGGCCGAAGGTGAAGGAGAAACCAGGTGGAAGAATTATGTGGTATAGCTCCATATTTGCTGCAAGAATGGCAAAACTGGATGCCGAAAACGGTGATATTCCTTATAAATCCCCATCTAATAAGGAAATTCCAATCAGTGCTCCAGTTCTGTCAGACGGGACGGAAATTTATCTCGATCAGCCACAAGCCAACACGTTAAATGGCGCTGGAATTGTAACGGCCCTGAATTGGAACGGATGGAGGACTTGGGGGAACAACATGGCGGTCTATCCAAACGCTGAAAATCCACAAGATCAGTTCATCGCAGTTCGGAGGGTGCTGGATTGGTGGGGAAATTCGTTTATCTTAGCCTACTTTGATAAAGTGGATGATCCGTTGAATACCAGACTGATTGAGAGTGTCGTAGACTCCGAAAATATACGAGCTAATGGGTACCAGGCAGGAGGCCAAATCGCAGGGGCTAAGATTGAATTCAGGAAAGATATGAATCCAGATGAGGAAATCTTGAAAGGAAGAATCCAATTTAATCAAAAAATTGGAGCCTTCAGTCCAGCAGAACATATTGTCAATGTTTTAGAGTTCGATCCAACCATTGTCACAGAATCAATCCTTGGAGGTGAGTAGGAATGCCAAATGTTCCTCAGAAAATAAATGGATTTGCTGTTTATGATGACACAGAAGAACTATTAGGGATATCCGGAGAGATTACTCTCCCCAATTTAGAAGCTATGTCAGAATCCTATTCTGGTGCAGGCATGCTTGGTGAGATAGATAGTCCCAACCCGGGTCATTTCAGTTCCTTAAACATTGAAATTCCTTTTAGGGTGCTGTATCAAAAGTCTTTTTCATTGTTAAAGTACACAGGAAGAAACCTTGTTTTGCGGGCAAGTCAGCAGAGTATCGATAGCGCAACAGGGCGATTAGTTAGGCAAGGATTAAAAATCACGTTACGAACAGAGCCTAAAGGTTTGAATTTAGGGAAATTCGCAAATGGTGCAGCTACAGAAACAACCAATTCACTCGAAATCCTGTATATCAAGATTGAGATTGACGGAGTGGTTGTTTTCGAACTTGATAAACTGAATTACGTCTATATTGTAGACGGCGAAGATATGCTTGCGGATATTAAAAAACATCTTTAATAGGGGGAATTACCGATGCCGACAATCAATAAAGAGATTTCAGAAACAAAAGATAATGATTTGATCCTAAAATTCAACAAACCCTACCAGTTTGAAGGAAACGAGTACACAGAAGTGGATCTGACTCAACTGGAAAAACTATCTGGGGAAGATATCATTGAGACAGACAAAATCTTTTTAACAGAAGGCAACCTTGCACCTGTCCCGGAAATGACCTTTGCCTATGCATGTATCTTGGCTGGGAGGGCTTCAGATAAGCCAAATGAATTCTTTAGAGGACTGCCACTCAAGGAAGCTGTCAAACTTAAGAACACGGTGATGGGTTTTTTGAACAGCTAGGCATTATTGAACGATCAGAGCCCGCCTATAGAAGGAAGACCACACCTAAAGATATTAGGAAAGCCTGTATCAGAGTATCGATGGCCACAAGAACCGGTCTCACAGGCTTTCTCAAAATGCCTTTGATTGAACTGGCAGAAACGATTCAGGCTGTAAAAGAGGTGAACGAGGAAAAATGAGTTCTGCACAAGTGTATGAAATAGCATTTAGGTTAGGAGCTTCCGTGAATTCAAGTATGCGGAGCTCCTTTAATAATGCCACAAATCATTTATCCAACCTCGAAACACAGTCAGGATTGACGAACAATGCCTTTAAAACGATGGCAGCTGGGGCCGTGGCAACAGCTGCTGCCATTGGTGGATTGACTCTTGGTATCGGCGCAGCCATTAAAGCAAATGATGAATTTCGGTCATCCATGAAACAAATTCAGGCATCGACCGGTACAAGTTTGGCCGGCATGAAAGAGATCCAGGCGACAGCCAAGAACCTTTACAATAAAAACCTCGGTGAAGACTGGAATGACCTGGCCGAATCCATTTCCACCACCAAAAGTGTAACTGGATTAACCGGGAAAGCTTTGGAGCGAGCCACTGCGAATGCCATTGCTTATCGGGATGTATGGGGGGAAGAAGTTTCTCAGTCGGTTAAAGCAACTGACACCATGATGAGGAACTTTGGCATAACTAGCGACCAGGCGTATAACCTGATGGCCCAGGGAGCCCAGAAAGGACTTAATAAATCCGACGAGCTAATTGACAGCGCAAACGAATACACTCCATATTTCGCAAAGCTCGGATTCAATGCAAATCAGATGTTCGACACCTTCAGTGCTGGCTTGCAGAATGGCGCATTTAATCTCGATAAAGTCGGCGATGCCGTCAAAGAGTTCGGGATTCGTTCAAAGGATGGGTCCAAAACGAGCATGGAAGCCTATGCAATGCTTGGCCTTAGTGGCGAGAAAATGACACAAACATTCGCCAAAGGTGGCCCTGCAGCACAAAAAGCGTTCAATCAGGTTGTTGAAGCTCTTAAGAAGGTTAAAAATCCTGCAGACCAAAATGCTGCGGCTGTCGGCTTGTTTGGTACCCAGGCCGAAGACCTGGAGATGAAGGTCATTACCTCTATGGGCAGCGTCCGAAGTCAATTTGATATGACCAGGCAGACTATGGAACAGGTCAAGAATATCAAATATGACACTATGGGCATGGCCTTCCAGGGAATAGCCCGTCAAATCGAGACGGGCTTTTTAATTCCTATTGGAGACAAGCTACTTCCGGTCATCACAAACCTATCAAAAAAACTAGGTTACTCGATTCCAACCATTCAAAAGGTATTCAAATCAACATCTTCTAATGTAGGCCAATTCCTTTCTTCCGTTAAGGATGCTGCTGGTAAAATAGCAGCGTTTATTCCGGTGAAGGAAATAAAAAACGCTTTTAAATACGTAACTGGTGGTTTTGACGAAACGAAACAGCAAATGGATAGATTTGGTGACTCAATAGAAGGAACGCTGGGACCAAAGACGATGAAGATTGTAAGCATCTTTAACCGTGTGAAGTTAGCAGCAGGATCTATTAAGGACGGACTGATGAATGCGTACAAACAAGCAACTCCTATTTTATCTACCATAGGGGGAATCTTTCAGTCTCTTTTTTCTATCATTGCACCTATCCTATCGAAAATAGGAAAATTTGCTATGGATATTTTCCGCCAAATCGGTTCATTTTGGGCTGAAAATGGCCCTCAAATACTTCAGGCCGTGCAGAATCTCTTCTCTGGGATCAATAAAGTGATACAATTTTTGGCTCCGATCATCACATTCATCCTTGAAACGGTATGGGGCAACGTGAAAGGCGTCATTCAGGGGGCGCTTTCCGTCATTATGGGGCTCATCAAGGTTTTCGCCGGCATTTTTACTGGCGACTTCTCAAAAATGTGGGAAGGGGTCAAACAAACCTTCTTCGGTGCCGTTCAGTTTATCTGGAATGCTGTGAATCTAATATTCATCGGAAAAATTCTTGGTGGAGTGAAGGCTCTTGCATCAGGAGCACTAGGAAAAATAGGAGGAATGTGGGGAAGCATAAAGGCATTCTTTACCGAAGGAGCTCAGGCAGCGTGGACCAAAGTTGTTGGTTTAGTACCAAAACTAACAAACGGGTTTAATCTCATCAAGACAAAAGTGGTCAACATTGTCCAGAGCATGTGGCAGTCGATTAGTTCTCGCTATGCTCAGATCGTCCAGGGGGCAACTTCCCTTCCGGGTAAAATTGGTGCTGGTATCAAGGCTATGGCGGGCTTGGCACTTAAAGGAATCACTTCTTTAGGAAATACCATGCTTTCAGGGCTTGGGAAAGTCGTGAATGGTGTGATCAAGGGGATTAATTGGGTTACAGCTAAAGTCGGAATTGATACCAAAATAAATGAGTGGGCAGTCCCTCAGTATGCAAGAGGAACTGCAGGACACCCAGGAGGACTGGCGATTCTTGGAGATGGTGGAGGGCCAGAATTATTCAGGACGCCAAATGGCCAAATGGGCTTGAGCCCTGGACAAGATACGCTAATGAACCTTCCAAAGGGTACACAGGTCATCCCGGCCAAGGAAACGGCCCTCTTATTGAACCAAATGGGCATTCCCGCATATAAGGATGGCACCCTTTCAAATGCCTTTAGCAAGGGCAAAGAATGGCTGACAAGCGGAGTCAGCAAAGTGAAGGAAATCGCTCTTGATGTCTTTAGCTATATCTCTGATCCAACTAAGCTGCTGAGCAAAGTGCTGCAGAAATTTGGGGTTGAGCTTCCTTCGATCTCAGGTTCTTTCGGAACCATGGCTAAGGGAGCTTTCAGTATGGTGAAAGATAAAGCTGTTGGCTTCATTAAGGATAAGCTGTCTGGATTTGGAGGAGATACGGGAGCTGGAGGGGTAGCAGCACCTGCCCAAGTTCAATCCTGGCTTATGGCTGCCATTCAGGCTACCGGAGCCCCTGCGAGCTGGCTGGGGCCTTTGCAGACGATGGCCATGAAAGAAAGTGGAGGCAATCCGAGGGCTATCAACCTCTGGGATTCCAACGCCAAGCGCGGCACTCCTTCCAAGGGACTACTGCAGACCATCGATTCTACCTTTAATGCCTACAAGATGCAGGGCATGAATGATATTTGGAACCCGATCCATAATGCCGTGGCAGCCATTCGCTATATCCAAGGGCGCTATGGATCCATCTTTAACACACCCGGCATGAGGAACATGGCCGGCGGTGGCGGTTATAAAGGCTACTACAAAGGTGGAAACGTCCCGAATACCCAGTGGGCATGGGTAGGCGAGCAAGGGCCGGAGCTTATGAAGATTCCAGGTGGATCTAAGGTTTTCGACCATGAGCAAAGCAAAGGGATGATGGCTGGAATCGCTGACTATGCCAACGGCAGTGGAGGCGCGACACCATCAAGTGACTCGGCTGAAACTATTTCGGTTAATCTTGATTTTAGACCGACAGTTAATGTTCAAGGAGGCAATTCAGATGCTGAGACCATTCTAGCGACTTTACAAAATATGTACCCAGAATTAAAGGCTCTTGTCGTCCAAGCCATTAAGGAATATCAGAATCAAAAAGAAAGAGTCTCATTTGCAGACTAAGGGGAGGGAAGCACGTGAAAACCTATACCACAGTTCTGGGCGATACATTCGATAAGATAGCCTTAGAAGAATTGGGGAGTGAGTATCTGTTTCCCCTTCTGTTAAAAGCCAATCCTCATCGCCGGAATACCCTTGTTTTCTCTGCCGGAATTATGCTCAATATCCCTGAAATTGAAATCAATGATTATCCCAATTTACCGGAATGGATGGAAGGATCTCCAATTGAGGATGAATCAAATGAAGATATCGTTGTTTTGGATGGGATTGACGCATGAACGGCAGACGCATTGATTTAGACCTTAAATATAATAATCAAAACATCACGGCAGATATAAAGGATTTTGTATCGCGCATCAGTTTTACAGACAATTTATCCGGTGATGCCGATGAAATTTCCCTTTCTATTGCTGATAGGGAAAAGAAATGGACACATGCATGGATACCCAAGATGGGGGCTTCAATTGAAGCCTCCATTTTGATTTCCGCCGATTGGGAAATTGCGAATGCTACCAAACGGAAGCTCGGATACTTTGAGATTGATCAATTGGATATGGATTATCCACCCATGACCATCTCAATAGGCGGGATATCCATCCCTGAACATTCCTCCCTGCGCGGGACCAAGAAAACCAAAGCGTGGGAAAAGACCAATTTGAAAAAGATAGCCGGAGACATCGCCAAGAAAAATGGATTAAAGCTCTATTTTTCCGTTCTGGAAAACCCTGAATATGATCGGATTGACCAACAATCGCAGTCAGATGTGGCTTTTTTATATAAAGCTTGCTCAGAAGCAGGATTGTCGCTGAAGATAGCCAACAAATCCCTGACCATCCTGGATGATGCTCACTTGGAGAGCAAACCGGAAGTGGTTACTCTTCACTGCAATGATTCCAGGATTAAGAAGTACAGTGGAAGCTATAAGCAGACCGGCATCTATAAGACTTGTAAGGTGTCTTTCACCAATACCAGCAAGAAAAAGACCTACTCACATACATTCACACCAAAAAAACCGCCTGCGACGTCCAGGGTGCTTTTGGTAAATGAAGAAGTTTCCTCTCAGGCTGAGGCTGAGCGCCTAGCTAAAAATAAATTAAGAGAAGCCAATAAGGATTCCATCTCAATGGCTTTAACGCTCTCAGGTTTCTTAAACCTTTATGCTGGCCAAACCATTATGCTGAAAAGCTTCGGTGCCTTTGATGGCAAATATATCATTACTGGCTTCAGTGGGACGGTTGGTTCAGGATCAGAGACCTCCTTAGAGCTGCGGAAATGTTTGGAGGGGTATTAATGGATCTATTTGCAGTTGCAAAAGTATCGGCAGTATATCCTGAAAGGAAGACAGCCAAAGTGTATCGGGAAGATATTGATTTGGTGACAGGAGAACTGGCCATACTCAACCGGGGAGATAATTGGGATCCTGAGGTCGGGGAATATGTAGCATGCCTTTTCCTTCCTAGATCCTCATCATTGGGCTATATCTTGGGTGCTGACAGGAGTGGTTCTCGATGAGCATTGGAAGCTTTGCGGGTGTCACTTTTGAGGTAACTGCCAGCAAGTTCCTCACCTTTAGTGATTTATCAAGATCAGGCAGCGCCAGATGGTCTGTCCATGAAGTTAACCTGAAAAAGCCCCGGCCTGAATTCATAGGACCTGGCCAGGAAGGGCTCTCCTTGAAAATCGTCCTGAGAGCCATCCACGGGGTAAGCCCGAAGTCAATCATGGATACTTTAAGGGCATTCAAGGATGCGGGAAAGGTATCCCCTTTTATTTTGGGCAGTAAGCCATTTTCTGCAAGTAATTGGTATCTGGAGGATCTCAGCGAGGATTATACAAACATGAATAATAACGGGGGGATTTTGTCCATTGATGCCACTTTGACACTTAAGGAATATCCCATAACACCAAAGCCGAAGGAGAAGCCGAAGCCAACGCCAAAAAAATCAAGTACTACAGCAAAAACGGCCTCCAGCTCTAAAGTGTCAGGGACTATCACCATCAAAGCCGGAATGCTTAATTGCCGTTCATCTCCTTCTTTGAAAGGGAAAATCGTAAAGGTTTTGAGGAAGAATCAAACCTTTAAGGTTTACGGAACTGTGCAAGGTGATATCCTCTGGTATTCGGTAGGCGGTGGCCTGTATGTGTCGGCCAACTCAAAATACTCGACCTTAAAAAAAGCATGAAATAGGTGATTTCTATGTATGAAATTACGTCAGAAACAAAAGGGTCCATTGATTATGCAGCAACAGGCGTCATGGCCACCCTTCAAAGTGCTCAATTCCTGTTGAACACCATCGTTTCTTCCTGCCCTATGGACCGGAGCTTCGGCTGGATGCCGCCAGTGGATGAACTGGGTGAATATGGGAAGGTGCAGTTGTCAGCTCAGATATTTGAGAAATTCCAACAGCACCTGCCGGAAGTAACGGTGAAGGACATATCCTTCCAACGTGATTCCCTCGAAGGAAAATTACAAGCAAGAGTAAAGGTGGAGATTAATAATGGCTAGATTTAATCTTCCTGATATTGATTTTGTAGAAGTGGACGCGGCAGAATATGAAAATTTGGGGGTCGCTAAGTTTGAAGAGCTCCAGAACGTCACATTAAGTGAGGTAGATCCCCGCCGAAAACTTCTGCAGTCTGTGGCCTTAATCACTACGGTTTTAGCCAATAACATCGATTATACAGGGAAGCAGAATTTGCTCACATACGCAAATGATGACTTCTTGGATCACTTAGGAAGTAAAAAGGACACTATCCGGTTGGAGCCCATTGCTTCTAAAACGGTTTTTCGGTTTGAAGTTAATAATCCAGAGCCTTTTACCATTCCGGCAGGTACCCGTGTTTCAGTGAATGATTTGACCTTCACGACCACAACGCCCAGGACGGTGGAAATAGGGGAGGTTAGTGTAGATGTTCCTGCAGAATGTGAAACGGCCGGAACCATAGGCAATGGATTCCTTCCAGGACAGATTACCTCTTTAGTGGATCCGTTACCTTGGGTTTCCAAGGTTGCCAACATATCAACCTCAACCGGAGGCTCTGATTGGGAATCGGATGATGCCTTTGCCGACCGAATTCGAAACGCAAATGAAAGCTTTTCGACTACCGGCCCTGAGCTCGCCTATCAGTATTTTGCCAAGTCAGCCAGCCAGAGAATCATCGATGTAGAAGTCCTTTCCCCGGCACCATGCGAGATTAATATTGTCCTATTAATGGAGAATGGGGAGCTGCCTACAGAAGATGAACTGAACGATGTTTTAAAGGTTTGTTCAGCGAGGGATGTGCGTCCTCTAACAGATAAGGTAAGTGCTTCGGCTGCAGAACAGTATGTTTATAATTTCGAAGTTAAGTATTATTTGCCGGAGTCAGTCATCGACCGCCAGGAATACTATCAAGCGGAAGTGGATGCCGCACTGCAAGCTTATATTTTATGGCAAAAATCCAAGCTTGGCCGGGGAATTGATCCAAGTGAGCTATATGCAATGCTAAGGCAGGCAGGGGCTAAACGCATTTCTGTAGAGCCTAATCAATATATTGAGCTGCAAAGGCATCAGGTGGCCAAGGAAGGAACTATTAATCTGACTTTTGGGGGCTTTGTGAATGATTGATTTAGAAAATTTCGCCTTGTCCTCCATCCTGCCGGCTTCCTTGGTCCAGACAGAGGAAGACAAAGCCATGGCAGAGGCAATCACCGTCATGCTTAAAGATGTTTTCCGTAAGACCTCCCTATTAAATTTACAGAACCTGCCGGAGCATCTTTTAGACATCCTGGCGTATGAGGAGCATGTGGATTTTTATGATCCTTCCTTGCTCATTGAACAGAAAAGGCAGCTTATTGATCGCTCATATTTTTTTCATCGCAAAAAGGGGACGCCTGCAGCGGTCGAACAGCTTATCCAGATTGTTTTTGGTGAGGGTCGGGTGGAAGAATGGTTCGAATATGGCGGGTATCCAGGGTATTTCAAAGTGGTCACTAGCAATACAGCCGTCACTCAGGAACTGGCTGATCAATTCATCCGCGCCTTGGATTCTGTGAAGAGAGAATCCGCCTGGCTGGAAAAGGTAGAAATTTCTCAGACTGAAAGCATGCCTTTATACTTTGGAGGCGTGGTCCATATTGGCGACAAATTATCATTAAAGCAGGTGTTTTAAACATGGGAGTATTCGGTGGATTATTCTTGACGAACAAGGGGAGAAATCTTCAGGTTAAGGCACAGACAGGCATTAAACTAAATTTTACCCGGATGGCCATTGGAGACGGGTTTTTGGGAAGTTCCTCGATTCTAGAGTTAAATCGCCTTAGAAATGAACGGCTGTCTCTTCCCCTGACTAAACTTCGGGTGATATCTGGGGGGCAGGCCACTTTGGGGTCTGTTTTAAGAAACCAGGAGATTGATGCTGGGTTTTATTTTCGGGAGATTGGTATTTTCGCTACAGATCCTGATATCGGCGAAATCCTCTATATGTATGGAAATGCGGGGGATTTAGCTGATTATATCCCAGCGGGAGAAGAAGGAAGCACGGATATACTTGAGAAGACGATTGATGTTGCTGTGTTGGTTGGGAATGCCCCAAATATATCCGCCACCATCAATCAATCTTTAATCTATGAAACGCCAGAAGAAGCCCAGGCAAAAGTTAATGCTCATAATAACACCACAACTGGTATACATGGAGCTACCCCTGCAGCTACGGCAAACCGTATTCTTATCCGGGATGCGGCAGGAAGGGCAAAGGTCGCGGCTCCTGCAGCAGACGACGATATCGCCCTGCTGGGGACTGTGAAGACGCTGATCGCGAACCTGGTCAATGGATCGCCTGGCGCCCTGGATACCCTGGACGAGCTGGCGCAGGCTTTAGGGGACGACCCGAACTTCGCAACGACTATCACGAATTTAATCGGGACGAAGGAAACGCCGGCAGGAGCACAGGCAAAAGTTGATACGCACGCAAACAAGAAAGACAATCCACACGCAGTCACAAAGGCGCAGGTAGGCCTGGGAAGCGTCGACAACATTCAGCAGGCTACTAAAGCGGAATTTAATACCCATAACGCGGATAATACCCGCCATATTACAGCTACAGAGCGTACGGCCTGGAACGCCGCCGAAATGAATGCGAAGAATTCCAGCTTGCCGAGGACGGGAGGAAACATTACAGGTTCCTTGACGGTTCAAAATAGCCCCGTCATTACTGTTGCGAGCATGGAAAGTTTGGGGATTGAGAGTTGGGTTAAGGCGAGGGAAATTGATATTGCTCAAATAGGGTCTACCCCACTTGTGGAAATTTCCGGGCTATCCGGGTATAAAAAACTGAAAGTTTTAATAGATGTACAAATTGTCCCTACCGAAACTAATACCACAGGCAGGTTATTAATAAATGATGTAACGGACAACGTGTATTTTTCTCAGCAAATTAGGACCGGCGGCGTCAATTCGAGTAATTCCTCATATTACATTTCTTTGCCTATAAACTATGCGTCAGGAGTATGGGGCAATTTTGATATTGACAACGAAGACCCTTTTTGCAATTTTATGGGACGCTCGTATCATTACGTTGCTACTACTGGCAACCCTACTTATGAAGCATTTACATTTGGAACCTTGCACAGAAAACAAGAATCTTTTGTTGATAAAATTAGTGTAGCAATGCCTGCCTCATATCCAATGACAGGCGGAAAAGTAACTGTAATGGGGGTACTTCGGTAATGGAGTTTAAAGAGTGGATAGACGAAAACGGAAAATGGCGAGGGAATGATGAAGTAAAGGTTTTAGTTGAGCCTTCCGATAAATGGCTAGAAGATAACCAACAACCGGAACCTGAGCCTGAGCTGCCTTCCGATCTGGACCTGCTGAAAGAGGAAAGTTTGCAAATAATGCTTGCTCAAGCAGAGACATTTGAAATGATTCAGCGACTCGACATAGAAAAGTCCCTTGCGATTGCAGAATTGGCAGAGTTGGTGTTGGGAGGTGGGGAATAACATGGTTCAAATATACGTGAAACTCATCAATGAAGGCCTTAGAACCTTAGATCAGGTTCCAGGAGTGATTCGTGATGAAGTTGCTAAAGCGCTTGAATCTGGCCAGTAAAATCTTTCTCATAACCTTGAAGGGAGGTGAGCAGAACATGGCGACTATTTATGTGACATTAATCGTTCGTGGCTACAGAACTTATTCTCAAGTGCCTGAGGTATTGAAGCCACAAGTAAAAGAACAATTAGAAATTCTTGAGCTTGGAGAGTTAGCTGCTGAATAA